AAGCGTGCTCGGCGGCGTACGCGCTCGCGTGTGTCGCCGAGCGCATCTACATCGGCACGACGTCGTTTGCCGGGTCGATCGGTGTAGCGCTCGCGCGCGAAGACGTCTCGGCACGGCTCGCGAATGCAGGAGTACGGGTCGCGGTCATCGCATCGGGCGCGCGCAAGCTCGACGGCAACCCGAGTCAACCGATCACGGATGACGAGCTGCGCGCGCAGCAAGAGCTCGTCGACGCCATGGCGGGCGCGCTCTTCGAGCACGTCGCGGCGCACCGCGGGTTGGCAGTCGAAGCGGTCGCCGGCTTCGATGCAAGAGTGTTCGCGGGTAAGTCGGCGATAGTCGCCGGGCTCGCCGATGAGCAAGCGCCGTTGAGTGCGCTGCTCGCTGACATACAGAACGGAGCTATCAGCATGACCGCCATGGAAAAGGCGCGGGCGGCGCTCGAAGAGGCATCGAAGTCAGATGATGCCGCGGTCGCCAAACAAGCCCGCGCTGCACTTAGCGCGATGGACGAAAAAGACGAGCCCGCCGCTGCAAGCGACGACCCGCCCGCTCACGACGAGCCCGATGGGGATGAAGCGCCCGCCGCCGAAGGCGACGACCCGCCCGCCGATGACAAGGACAAGGACAAAGAAGGCAAGCCCGCTGCGCGCAACGTGAGTGCAAATGCGTTCGTCGCTCTGGCACAGGCGTTGACCGAGTCGGAAGCCAAGGTGCGCAAGTTCGAAGCGGCGCAAGCGACGCGTGAGCGTGCCGAGCTCGTCGCATCTCGACCCGACTTGCCCGCCGAGCTCGTTGCGACCTTCGAGCGGCTCGAGCTCTCTGAGATCAAGGCGATCGTGAAAGCGATGCCCAAGGCGGCTGTGCCGTTCAAGCCGGTCATCACGACGTTGCCCGTGCCACAAGGCAAGACGCACGGCACGCCCGGGCGCACGCTGCCGCCCGAGCTCCAAGCCAAGCTCGACGCGCGCATGGGTCTCGCGCCCGCGGCGAAGCTCGTCAACAAGCGCATCGGCAACACGACCTTCGTCGGCGTCCCCGAAGACTATCAACTGCCGTCGACGGTCGACGGGGCAAAGGGTTAGGTCATGGCTAGGTTCATCAACCACGTTTCGATTAGTCAGTACTCGTTCGCACTCAAAGCGGCCGATGCCGCCGTGCAAGGCAACGTCGCATTCGGCGACCCGGCGACTGGGAAGCTCACCATCACGCCGTCGCTCACCACGATCGCGGTCGGGCACTTCCTGGCAACGGTGACCGGCGACGGCACGACCAAGGTCGGCGTTCGGCTCTTCGCCGAGGTGCAAGCGTACTGGTTCACCAACGACACGGGCGGCGCTGTATCGCTCGCGTTCACGAGCGCGAACTACCTCAACGGGTCAACCGTGACGACCGCCGCGGGTCAAGTCGCAGGCTACGTGGTCGAAGCCAACTCGGCGCAAGTGCTCATCGCGCCTCGCATCATCGCCGCTCCAGTCGCCGCCGACGCACCGGCGCCCTGACCTAACATCAGATCCAAGGACATAGGGAAAGCCATATGATTATCGACCCAGCATTCCTCGGCTCACTCGAGTCGAACATGCGTGTGCTTTTCGACCAGAAGTACAAGGCGCTCAACGACGAAGCTTGGTGGCAGGTCTGCACCTACCAGAGCACAAGCCGCTCGCTCAAAGAGATCGTGTACTTCTCACTCGAGTCAGCGAAGTTGCACCGCGGGTACAAAGGCGGTTTCAAAGACTTCGACGAGATTCGCTACCTCAACACCGCGGTCGAAAACGAGTACACGCAGTCGGGCTTGGAGCTCACCGAAGCCGAGCTGTCGGACCTCGACGGCAACGGCGTGCAGTCGGCGACCAAGTGGATCGGCGAAATCGGCCAACTCACGGCGCACCATCCGCAACAGATGCTGGCGACCGCGCTCCTCGCGAATCCGGTCACGTACGATGCGTTGACGTACTTCAACTCGGCGCACTACACGAACGGCGTCGACACTGCTGACGGCGTCTACGCAAACGACCTCACGGGCGCGGCTTCGGGCTCATACCCGGGCGCGTTGCCGATCGGCGGCGCGACCACACTGGACGCCGCGGCGATCAACTTGACCAAGGCGATTGCCTACATCAAGTCACTCAAGACGCCGACGGGCTACCCGCGCAAGCTCCGCATCAAGGCGTTGATCGTGCCGCCCGCGCTGTACGGTCGCGCGGTGCAGCTCGTTATGGGTGCGTTCTTGCCGGGCGCAGCGGTGAGCGGCGGCGGTACGGCCGACAACAAGCCCTTGGCGGCATCGTGGGGTATCGGGCAACCGATCGCCGCCGATGAGCTCAGCGCGTCATTCACCAACGGAAGCGACTCGACGTACTACCTCGCAACCGAGTTCGTTGGCGAAGAAGCCGCGTTCATCTACAGCAATCGCCAACCGTTTGCCGTTCGCTACAACTCGGGCATGACCGATGCGGAGCTCGAGCGCGCGGACAAACTGCAGTGGACTTGCAAAGGCCGCAACGGGCTTTTGCCGCTGCATCCCTACGGCTTGTTTCGCGTCAAGGCGACCTGACACGCACACACGGCACACGGCGCGCGCGGTGACTCCATGGCCTACCTAACGCAAGCACAGTTCCAACTGTACACGCTGGTACCAGCGGAGTTCGTCGCGCGCATCGACACGCAATACCCCGGCTTCATCGAAGCGCAACTCGAGTTGGGCTCGGCATTCATCGACGCGCGATTGCGCAAGCGGTACGACGCACCGTTCAAGGCGCCTTACGCGCTCGTGTTGCAGGGTTGGCTTGCGCGGCTCGTCACGATGAGTGTGTGGCTACGTCGAGGCTTTTCGCCGACCGACGAAGACGCCAAGACCTATCAAGAGCAGTACACGCAAACGTTGGACGAGCTCAAAGAAGCCGCCGACAGTGAGAACGGTTACCTCGACTTGCCGCTGCGCGCAGACACACGGGCGACCGGCATCATCAATGCGGCGCCGCACGTGTACAGCGAGGCTGGCCCGTATGTTTGGATGAGCGTGCAACGCCGCCGCGGGCGCGAAGAAGACTCAAACGGTGGGGGCACGTTTTCATGACGACCGCCGTCACCCGACTCGAAGAGCTCATCGGCAAGGTCAAAGACCTCGAGACGCTCGCACTGCGCGCGGCGCCCCAAGTCGCCAAGGTCGTCGAAGCGCACTTGCGTAAGACCATCGCCGCGGGCACCGACCCGTACGGCACGCCATGGGCGCCGCGTAAGCACGACGGGGCACGCCCGCTCGTGAACGCCGACCAGACGCTCACCGTGACGGCGATCGGGCAACACGTCATCACTGAGATCCACGGCATCGACGCGCGGCACCATCACGGCTTCGTCAAAGGCAAGACCAAGCGCCCGGTGATTTTCACCAAGCCGCAGTTGCCGCCCGAGCTCATCGTTGAGATTCGCAGAGTGCTCGACGCCGAGTACCAGCGCACGGTCGAGGCGACGCCATGACCGAAATCTTGGCGCTCGAAAACCTGTACAACGGCGTGCGCGCGTTTTTCGATGCGCAGGGTTGGGAGTGCTACCAGCCTTTCGGTTGGCGCGAGCCCGCGCAGCAACAGACCGCGCGCAATCGCATTGCGTGGGTGCCCGGCGACCGAAGCGGCTTCATCGGCAACATGATTGGCCCGTCGCAACCGGGCGGTGTGCCGCGCTACCTCGCGACCATCAAAGAAACGTTCTACGTGCTGATCTCGACTTGGGCGGATGACGTCGAGCCCGAGACCGAGCTGTTGCAATGGCGCTCGACGCGCAAGCTCTTTGACCGTTGGTACACGGCGGCAACCTACGTCGCGCACGGCACCTTCGAGCTCTTGCGACCCGAGTGGATACAGCTGCACAAAGAGCGGCGCTCGGGCACGGCCCTGGTCGTGACGATGACGATACAGTCGCCGATCGCCGACCAATCGAATGACGCCATGACGGCGCCGTCGCCGGTGCGTGGCGTGATCGATGTGACCGAGCTCGATGTGACCGAGCAGGTCATCGTCGGCGAGGCACCGATCGCGGTCGCCGCGTGCTCGACCGGCCCGCTCGTGCTTGCCGATGAGCAAACGGTCGACGACGTGTTGTGCCTCGATGGCGCGCACGTGCTCGTCAACCATCAAGCCGACTCGCGCGAGAATGGGCTGTACACGGTCGTGCTTGACGGCGCTTGGGTGCGTACCGCCGACGAGCTCGTGCAAGGCTTTTACGTGCAGGTGTTGCCGGGCGGCGCGGTCAACGGCGACACGGGCTACCAGCTGATTACCTCCGATCCTGTGGTCGTCGGCGCCTCGCCGATCGTCTTCGAACTAGTTGGCCCGATAAGGACACAATCACCATGACTCAACCCGCGGTTACGATTACCGAGCTCGACGGCGCGTTGGGCAATCTCGCGACGGGCGGATTGCTGGCGTTGATCGGTGTGAGCGCCGACGGCCCGCTCAACATGCCGGCGACGTTTGCGCGCATCGCCGATCTAAAAACCAACTTCGGCACCGGCCCCTTGGTCGAAGCCGCCGCCCGGGCGATCGACATCTACGGTCAACCCGTGTGCGTTGTGCGAGCTGCCGAGGGCTCACCGGCGACGTACAGCGCCGTCGACGTGACGGGCGTCACGGGTACGTCGGTCGTCACCGTCGACGCGAGCGTCTTGCCCTACGACTCGTATGAGGTCGTCGTCACGGTCGTGACGGGCGGGACGATCGCGGCTGCCGGGATTCAAATCACATACAGCCTTGACGACGGGCTCACGACGAGCCAGCCGCAAGCGCTCGGCGTCGATGACTTTTTCCTCATCACCGACGCCAACATCAAGCTCATGTTCGCAGCGGGCACTTTGATTGCCGGCGACGTCGTCACGTTTTCGAGCTTCGCCGGCAAGCCGGATTCGACCACGTACAGCGCGGCGATCGATGCGCTCGGGCAATCGCAAATCTCGTGGCGTGTGTGCTCGATCCTTGGTCCTGTGACGCCCGCGGCGGCGGCAACGATCGACCAGAAGTTTGTCGGACTGCAAGCCAAGCACAAGCCGCGGTATTTCTGCGCCAACACGGCGTTGCCCGATTTCATCGCGGGCCAATCCGAAGCGGCGTACTTGTCGAGCATGTCGACGGCGTTTGCCGACTTCGCAACCACATTCGGCACCATATGCGCGGGCGCGGTGCAACTGCCGAGCTCGGTCTCGGGTCGGCAGTACAAGTCACCGGTCGTCTATGCGGCGGCGCCGCTCATCGCGAGCGTTGACGAAGACGTCGACGTCGCCGACGTAAACATCGGCAAAATCCCGGGCGCGCGGTTGTCAGACAACAACGGCAACCCGATTCCAGGCTGTCACGACGAGTCACTTTACCCGGGGTTAGACGACGCACGGTTTCTGACTTTGCGTACGCATGTTGGGCCCGAAGGCGTGTACGTGAATCGCCCGCGGATTATGTCGGCGACGGGCTCAGATTTTTATCTCGTACCGCACCGGTTGATCATGAACCTCGGCGAAGATGCGCTGTATCAGTACTTGATTCGGCGGCTCAACCAAGGTGTGCAGGTCAACAAGAAAACGGGCTACATCCTGGAATCGGTCGCGCTCGAAATCGAGGCGGGCGCGACTGCCGCGATGGTCGCCGTGCTGCTCGCTAAACCGATGGCGAGCGATGCCTACTTCAAACTCAGCCGCTTCGACAACGTGTTGTCGACCAAGACGTTGACCGGCGAAGCGCGGATTTTGCCGTTCGGGTACGTCGAGTACATCGAAACCACGATCGGGTACGTCAACCCAGCACTGCGCGTGCTCGCCGCCGCGTAAGGACACAACACGTCATGGCCGACCAAGTCACAATCAACGGGTCTCAGATGTCGTGGGCGTCGCTGCAAGTGCGCGTCGCCGGCATGTTGTTGTCAGGCTTCACCGCGCTTTCGTACGACGACAAGCGCGAGCAAGCGCTGCTATGGGGAGCGGGTCACGCGCAGATACCGCGCGGCAAGACCTCGGGCCAGTACACGCCCGGCGTTTGCAAAATCACGGGCTATGTGTCGACCACACAAGAGATGCGCACGTTGCTCGCGCAGTTGTCGCCATCGGGTACGAGTTACGGCGGCGTGGAGTTTCAAGTGGTGGCGCAGTTTGTCGAGCTCGGGTCGGAGGCGGCACAAAGTGCCATCCTCGGGCGATGCACTTGGGTGAGCAACTCGGCGAGCTTTCAGCAAGGCACCGACGGGTTGCAAGAGGATATCGAGTTCCAACCGATGTGGATCACCCGCAACGGTCTGTCGTTGTACGAGCCCTTGGCACTGTAGGACGCACCAAACATGTCCGAAGACGCAAAGACAAAACTCGCCGCAGTGCGAGCCAAACGCGAGGCACTCGCCAAAGCGCGCCAGACGCGCGCCGAGCCGACCGTCGATGAGCAACTCGAAGACGAGTCGCGGGCGCTCGCCGACGATGAGGCCATCGAGCGGCTCGAAGGCGAGCACGGGCCCGTCGGCAAAAAGCTCACGGTCGTACGCACTCGGCTCGGCGCGGTCGTGCTGAAAAAGCCGACCAACGCGGCGTGGCGCAAGCACTTGGACGAACAACTCAAGCTCGGGCACGCCGACACAACGGCGACTGAAAAGCTCGTGCGGCAGTGCCGCGTGTATCCCGACGTCGCGGCGTTCGAAGAGATACTCGATGAGTACCCGGGGTCGGCTCAACCGCTTTACGGCGCCGTGGCGCTACTCGCGAAAGGAGGCGCCGACGAAACCAGCTCAAAATAGCCGAGCGGTTCAAAGCCGCGCATGGCAACGCGGCTATCGCAGCCGAGTCGGTGTTGATGCTTTTCGGCGGCGACAGACGCGTGCTCGAATCAGACGACGACGCTACGGAAATCAAGCTTTACGTTGGCGCACTGCTCATCGTTGAGCTTGCGGCAAACATTCGAGCGATTGCACACGGGCTGTCCAAAACGAAGTGACACAGGCGACCGACCATGGCGAGCACCGGACAAAGCGCAGTTTTTGACCTCGGGCTCGACTCGTCGGCGCTCACGGCGAGCGCCGAAGCGTCAACCAAGTCGATCAAAGAACTCGCCGACACGATCGCCTCGGGCACCAAAGAGCTCAATCAGATGCAACGCGCGTCGCGTCTGCTCAAAGCGGGCGGCGCCGAGACTGCCGTACAGTCCAAAGCGCTCACCGCGCAGATCAAAGCGCAAAGTGCGGCGCTCGCGCAGTCACAGGCCGCATTCATCAACCAAGGCGGCGTGCTCGCCGACATCGGCAAGAAAGAGATCCCGGTCGTCGTCGAAGAGATTGAGATCCTTATCGAGGATCTCAAAGAGCTCAAGGGCACGGTCGACATCGCGGCGCTCGCGACCGAAAAGCAGACGACCGCTTGGGATGAGTTCGCGGGCGTCGTAGGCGGCAAGACGGCGCAGTCACTGCGCACCATCGCCGCGGCGTTTTACGCCGCCTCAGCGGCGGCGCTTGTCGCGGTTGGCGCCTTGCTCAAGTACGGGCTCGCCTCGGCTGAGGCACGGCGCAGCGAGCTTTTGCGGCTCGAAGGCTTGACCAAGGTGCGCAATTGGTGGGGCATCGCCGCTGGCAACGCCAAAGAGATGCAAGCGTCGCTCGACCGTGTGAGCGAGTCAACGGCGGGCGCGCGCGAGGAAACCGCCCGGTACCAACAGCAGCTGTATCAAGCGGGGCTACGTGGCGCAGCGCTCGGCGACGCGCTCGAAGCCATGTCGATCACGGCATCGACCCAAGGCGAGGCGCAAGCACAGGTCTTTGCCGGTTGGGCGACTGCGATCGGGCGCACGGGCGGCTCGGTCAAAAAGCTCGCCGACGACGTCAAGGCGCGGCTCGGCGGCATCGCCGCTCGACAGATGTTGAGCTTGACGGTGCTCGCAAAGAAGTTTGGCGAGGTGACGTCGAAGCTCTTCGACGAGCTCGACATTGAGCCGCTCGGCAAAGCGGTGCAAGCGGTCGTCAAACTGTTTTCGCAGTCGACGGCATCGGGTCGAGCGCTCAAGACGTTGTTGACGTCGATCCTGCAACCGTTCGTGCACAGCATCACCTCGGCAGCAAAGACCGGGCGGGCGTTTTTCTTGGGCATGGTTTACGGCGCGCTCAAGCTCGAAAGCGCGGTGTTGAGCGTGATGATATGGTGGAAAAAGACTTTCGGGCTCGCCGCCGTCAAGCAGGTCGACGCCGCCGCCGAGGCCTTCGACCGCGGTGCGACTGCCATTCAAGCGTGTGTCGCGGCGCTTGTGGTTTTTGGGCCGTTGCTCGCTGGGCTCGCGCTGCTCGGCACGATTGCGTTGATGGCGAAGCTCGTCGTCGCGTTTTGGGCGTTGGTCGCGCCCGTGTGGGCGCTCGTCGCCGCGACCGCGTCATGGGTTGTCGTAGCTGCGCCGTTGGTGTTGTGGCTCGCGTTGATTGGCGTCGCGGTATGGCTCGTCATCGAGCTCTTTCACCAATTGTATCTGCTGTGGAAAGAAATCGATTGGACCGACCTCGGCAAGGCGATATGGGCGGGCATCACAAGCGCGTTTGATAGCGCGACCCAGTGGTTTACCGACCTCGCGCACGGCATCTCGAAGACGTTCAAAGACGCGCTCGGCATATCGAGCCCTTCGAAGGTCTTTGCGGCGTACGGTGAGGCCATCGGCGACGGGTTGCAGCAAGGCATCAACGCGACCGCGCCCGAGGTCAACTCATCGGTCGAGACGCTCATCAAACCGCCCAAGCTCGATGTGCCGTCGAGCTCGGGCGGCGGGCCCAAGCAAGCGGGCACCACGATTCAAGTCGGCGGCGTCAACATCGTCATCGAGCCGCGCGACGCCGAAGACCCGAGCGCGACCGGCAAGCGCATGGGTGATGCGTTTGTCGAGCGGCTTACGACCTTGTTACGCGGCGTCAACGACCAGCTCGGCGGCGGCGAGGTCGCGACATGACGAGCCCATTCATCGAGCCCGAGATGCTCGACAAAATCTACTTCGCCGGGCGGTTGAGCCCGGGCTATTGCGAGATCTCCGGGCTCGAAGAAATACGCAAGTTTGACGAGCAAACGGGTCCCGGGCTCGCCGGTGCGCGCGTCGCGTTCATGGGTCGCGGAATCTGTCATTTCACAGTCAAGTTTTTCTTGTCGACCCAACAAGAGTGGGATGCGTGGCTCGAGTTCAAGCCGCTGCTGGAGCGCTTGCCGATTCGCGGCAACTCGAAAGGTATCGAAGTCAAACACGAGCTTATCAACCACGTCGGCATTACAGCCGTATACGTTGAGAATCTTTTGGCGCCCGTGCAGGAATCGCCCGGGCTATGGGTCGCCGAGGTGCGGCTCGTCGAAGCGCTCGGGCTGAAGCTGCAACTGTCACAGATCGACGGCGCCGAGGCGACGCCTAACGACCCGTTGCAAGCCAAGGTCGCCGCACAACAGATGATCAACAACGACCAGATGAACGAGCTGTCGAGACCATGACCGACGCTTTCGCAACACTAGGTAACGCGCGCGTGCGGCGCCTGTCGCTCACCGTGCCTAACACGGGCGTGTGGTGTGCCGAGGTCGATCTCATCGACGACGCCGCACTCACCGACGGCGCCCGGGTCGACTTGCGCATTGGCCCAACGCTATGGCGCGGCACCGTAGCGCCCGGCGAAAATGGCGTCTTCGCGGCGACCCGTAAGTGCATGGTCAAGGGCGGCGCGGGCGCATGGGGCACCACGCTCGCGCCCAAGCACTATCACAACGACTTTGCCGTGCGCGCAGCAGAGGTCGTCGCCGACTTGTGCCGTGAGACCGGCGAAACGCTCGGGTCGTTTGTGCCCGCCGCCGAGCGCATCGGCGTCGACTACGTGCGCGCAGCGGGTATCACGGCGGCGGGCTCACTCGCCGATGTGATCGGCGCCGTGCCTTGGTGGGTCGACCAAGCCGGCTTGACCAACGTCGGTACGCGACCAGCAACACAGCTCAACGCGGGCACGTATGAGTTGCTCGCGTACGACCCGCGGTTGCGTATGGCTACGCTCGGCGTCAACGCGAGCGACATCGGACCAATCGCGATCGGCGCAACGCTGGTCGACCAGCGCATCGATCGCGCGGCGGTGATACGCGAGTACACGGTCGAGCTCGAAGAAGACCGACTGCGCGTGCAAGCGTACTGCGGCGGCGACGAGCTCACGGCGGGCAACTTGGCGCAGCTGATGACCTCGATCGTCAAGCGCATCATGGACGAGCGGCTCGTCGGGCGTTTCAAGTATCGGGTCGTCAACATGCTCACCGACGGGCGCGTTGACTTGCAAGCCGTCAACAAGACCTCGGGCATGCCTGATTTGCGATGCGCGTCTGCATGGCCCGGCGTCGCCGGTGCGCACGCCGAGCTCACACCGGGCGCCGAGGTGCTGGTCGAGTTCATCGAAGGCGACCGGGCGCAGCCGATCTTGACCGGCTTCGGTGGTAAGCAAGCGCCCGGCTTCGTGCCCGTCGAGCTCGTGCTCGGCGACCCGTTGACTGCAACGGCGGCGGCAAGCGTTGGCGACACGGTGACCTCGGCGCCCGGACTGTTGCCGTTGCCGCAGACCATCACGCTCACGGGCCTCGGCACATTCCCGTTTAGCTTCTCGGCAACTGTCGTGCCGGGCTCGGTCACGCCGCAAAACGTGCTCGTCGGTCACATCGTCACGGGTAGCCCAACGGTGAAAGTATGAATCCCACGCTCGAAGCCTCGATCGACGCGTACACCGCGCGCTTGACCCGCCGAGTGAAAGCGCCGAAGCCGCCGCTCGGTTGGGGCGTTGACTTGAGCTGCATCACGGACATCGACAATCGCGCGACCGAAGTGCGCGCAGACTCGCCGACGGCGATCGGGCAAGCGGTTGCACGGCGACTCATCACACCGCGCGGTATGATCGCCGACGACTTGGCGTACGGGTACGACGTGCGCGGATTGTGCAACACGGGCGTGCCCGCGGGTCGGCTCGCGCAACTGTCGAGCGACATCGCTGCCGAGGCACGCAAAGACGAGCGAGTATCGAGCGTCGACTGTCAGTGCGCGTATACGTACGAGACGCGCGCGTTGCGGATTCAGTTGCGGATCACGCCGGTCAACGCACTGAGCGATTTTACCTTCGTTTTCAGCGTCATCGACGGCGCCGTGCTTGTGGAGCGTTTGCTATGACAAGCATTTTTGATTTCGACACGCTCATCGAACCGGCGACCGCCGAAGAGGTACAAGCCAAGTACTTTGCAATCCTCGGCGCGGTCGGCGTCACCACAACCCAGTGGTCGCCGGGCTCGGTCCTGCGCACGTATATTTCGGGCACCTCGATCTTGGTCGCGTCGCTATCCGAAGTGATGGCACTGATGACCCGCTCGGGTTATCTCGAGTTTTCCGAAGGCGACTGGCTCACGACCGTCGCTCACTACGTGTACGGCGTCGATCGCAACTTGGCGACGTACGCAACCGGCAAGCTCACCTTGGTCAACGCGGGCGGCGCACTGTACACGCTCGGGCCAGGCGACTTGATCGTGCGTTGCCCGGTGAACAATAAGACCTACCGCAACGAAGCGGCGTTTACGCTCAACCCGCTCGCGACGTTGACCGACGTCGCCATCATCGCCATCGAAGCGGGCGCAGACTCCACGGCGGCGACTGGCGAAATCAACGAGCTCGTGACGTCACTGCTCAACGTCACCGTGACCAACCCTAACCCGGTCGTCGGCGATGACATCGAGGGCGACCCGGAGTTGCGCGACCGCTGTTATTCAAAGCTCGGCAGCTTGAGCCCGTTCGGGCCATGGGATGCCTACCGGTACGCCGCAGTCAACGCGACCCGCGCCGACGGCTCGAACTGCGGAGTGACCCGCACGCAAAACGACCGCGACGGGTACGGCAACCAATGGACGTACGTGGCGACCGACTCGGGCGGCGTGCCCGGTACGGTCGGCGACTTGAATACCGACCTCGGCATCGTCGACGACGCCATACAGCGCAAGGCGGCGCCGCTTTGTGTCACTGCGCACACGGTCTCGGCGAATGAGGTTACGGTCGACATCACGTATGAAGTTTGGATGTACAACACGGCGTCTTACACGCCCGCGCAGGCTATCGAGGTCATCTACGATGCCTTGGTTGCGATGTTTGCCGCGTTGCCGATCGGCGGCGCTGCCATCACACCGGGCGCACCGGGCTACGTGTACCGCGATGCCATCTTGTCGGAGATCGATGCGTCGATACCCGAGATATTCCACTTGCAAGTCACCGCGCCCGGCGCCGACGTGCTGCTCGCGATCGGCGATGTGCCCGTGCTCGGCGCAGTGACCGGCGTTGTGCACCCTGTGCCGCCGACGGAAGGCTTCGGAGGTTAGGTCCAACCATGCCCGATACCGTCGCCGTCACGCTGCTTACTTTCCGCGATATGATCCGCAAGATCTCGCCGCCCTGGTTGGCGACGGGCAACAACGAAGCGGTGCTGTATGGCGCGCACGTGCTCATCGACGCGACGGGCGCGGGCACTCAAGCCGGTGTGTTGTCGCGTTTCCCGGGCTTGGTCGACTACCAAACGTTGCCGTTCATCGGCAAAGAGCGGCGCATTCGGCGCGGCATTTACGAAGACGACGCGACGTACGCCAACCGCTTGCGGTCATGGTTGAGTGACCATCCGTACCGCGGCGGGCCATACGCGATGCTCGCGCAACTGCACTTGCACTACGCGCCGTACGGCTTCCCGATTGAGCTGATTTACCGTACGGGCAAGCGGTACACGCTCAACCCGGCGACCGGCGAGGTCACAACCGACGTCATCGCATGGAGCCCAGACGCGACGCCAACGCGTTGGGCGCAATGGTGGCTGGTCTTTCGCACTGACATTTTCACGTTTCCGTTGGACGAAGACGGCACCAACGACATCAAGGCAATCCCTATTGAGTGGAACGCCGCACACGCGGTCGGGCACTTGGCGATCCTGCAAACGACTGCCGAGTTTTGGAGTACGCCGTCGCCGTCGACATGGGACGAGCCAGCGCCCGCGCTGTGGGATTCGGCGATTGGGCCGGTTTACATCGATCTGATTTAGGGAGGTTGCGTCATGTCACACACGCTCACCGAGACAGCAACCTTCGACGCAACGATCGTCGTACCCGACGGCGGCGACTCGGGCGCCAACCGAGCGGGCGACGTCGAGCTCATCGCGCAGCGGCTCGCCAACCGGTCGCGGGCGCTCAAAGCGGTTACGGATAACGCGGCGGTCAAGAACGCGACCAACACGTTTACGCAACCCAATACGTTTTCGGCGTTGACGACGATGCAGACACTGCACGTCAACAGCACGACCGAAGTCGCGGGCAACTTGTGGGTCGATTCGGCGCACGACGTGCTGTACATGGGCGCGGTCGTCACGGTGCATAAGCAGATATCGCTCGCACGTGGATCGGGCAACGTCGCGGCGGCCAACAACGTTCGAATGCAGCTCGCGAGCCCGATCCTTGAAAACTTCGCGGCGGCTCAAGATGGCGTGTGGTTTGTGCCGATTGAACTGCCGTCGGGCTGTCAGTTGGTCGACGCCGAGTTTCAGTACGACGGAGGGCCGAGCGGCGGCGCGTTTTCGTTTACCATTGTTCGGCAAACGATATCTGACTGGGCCGCGAATCCCGTTGGCACTCCGAGCTATACCGCGATCGGCGTGGGCACCGTCGGGTCGACGTCGGGCGTGCACACCGCTTCGATCGCGCTCGCGAGCTACACGATCAACAATCTCAACGAGTCGTATTACGCGCGTATCGTTTTCAACGATGGATTTGACAACGGTACCGTGTGGGGCTTTCGACTCGGATTCACTAACTACGGCTTGAACAACCGATAGGTGCCAAGACTATGTCGACGTATTTAGACGCATTGCTATCGGGCCAAACCAAAGCGCGCTCGCTCGCGACCAGCGAAGACGCGGTCGAGGTCGACGTCGCCGAATCAGCGCCGCCCAACCCGGGCGACGTGCTCACGGCGGTCGACTCCACACACGCGACCTGGCAACCGAGCGGCGGCGGTGGTGGCGATGCGACGGGCTTGGAAACGACCGGCGACCCGATCGACGTTGCGAGCGCTGCGCCTCCCGTCGCGGGCCAGGTTCTGACCGCAGCCGACTCAGAGCATGCGGAGTGGCGAGTGCCCGGGTTGCACTACGATCCATCCATTAAGTTTTGGACGAGCTCGGCGGGCTCGGCAACGATCTTGCCGGGCACATGGGGATTCATCCAGCAGCCGCCCGAGGGCACGGCGCCGGTCGTCGTGTACATCGTGTCGTCGCTCGAAGCGCCGCCCGTCGACGCGCGGTTTGGGTTGTATGTTGGTCGCACCGTGACCGTACCCGTCACGGTGCAAGTACTCGGCGCATCGCAGATTCAAGGTCTCGACGGCTTGCTGGGCACGAGCGCTACGCTGTTGCCTGGGTCTGACTATGAGTGGGTATTTTACCACGAAGACGAGAGCGCTCTTTGGGGGCTCGTGAGCGACACCGCGGGTGTTGCCAAGCACTTGCGGTACAGCGGCGGCACGATTGAGATTGCTTCGGCCGACCCGCCGATAGGTGGATCGGTACTGACTGCGATCGATGCCGATCACGCGGAGTGGTTAGTGCCGAGCGGCGGTAGCGCCGCACACGCCGCTACGCACGCACGCGGCGGTTCCGATATCGTCGCAGCATCGCGGCTGTCCGAGTCGGCGGGACCCACTGTCCTCGACATCGGCGCGATCGCGACAGGTCAGTACCTGCAACGGTCGGGCGCAACGATAGTAGGGGTGACTCCCGCGGCCGGCGCGCAGATCGCAACCAAGCTGCTGTCATCAGACGGTACGGGCGACAACACCGATCTCACACAGTTAGGTTTCAGCGTGGCGGCGGGCGAGACGGTGATGTGCGAGTGGTTCCTGCAAATAGACTGCAACGGTGTTGGCGGAGGACCGGGAAGGCCGATCTTGTATCTACAGCACGACTTAGCGTCCCACAGCGTGTCTCGATGCAACATCTATAACCAGTGGACTATTGCCGCAGCTATCACACCCGCATATATGCTCGTCACCTTCCTACAGAATCTGCACACCGTTCAAGGGGTCGCCCCAACGTCAGGACTTAGCACATGCCATCTCATGGCAACCCTGACAGCGGGACCAGCAATATTTTGGCGGCCATTTCTTGAACGACGCGACGGCCTGTCAATCGTAAAGGCTGGGTCATGGGGGCGCTGTACTCGCGGCGCAGTGATATCGTAATGCCGACAGCCGCAATCAACCACGTCCCTACCATCATCCAACTGCGCTACGCGATTGGCGCATCCGTAGCCATTCGCATGACGGCGACCAAGCCCGACGGCACTGCTTTCGACTTGTCGCCGTACGCAATCACGGCGCCGTTCGTGCCCAACAGCAACTCAGCACCAATGCCCGCGGGTTGGCTGGTCAACATCGATGGCTCGTCGGTACTGCTGTCACTCACCGAAGCAGACACGGCGACGCTCGCGCCCGCGGGCAAGTCGGCGACGTGGCATTGGGTCGTTTGGCTCGACCATGCGACGGCGCCCGAGCGGCTGATGTTTGCGCATGGCGACCTCGGGCTACTGCAACCGTAGCGCCGAAAGGACCTTACGCATGTCTGACTGTTGTATCATAAACGTAGTCGTACCCGAGACGCCGACTTTTACGGTGGTCGCGCAGCCCGCGGGTAGTCCTGGCCCGCAAGGCGAGCAAGGCGAGCAAGGCATCCAAGGCGAGCAAGGGCCAGTCGGGCCGCAAGGCGAGCAAGGTATCCAAGGCATCCAAGGGCCGGTCGGTGCGACCGGTGCAACCGGCCCGCAAGGCGAGCAAGGTGAGCAGGGCCCGCAAGGCGAGCAAGGCATCCAAGGGCCGGTCGGTGCGACGGGTGCAAGTGGCCCGCAAGGTGAGCAAGGTGAGCAGGGCATCCAAGGGCCGGTCGGTGCGACTGGCCCGCAACCGCCGCTTGCGACAACGCCGCCGCTAGACGTTGGCGCGACGGCGGCGATCGGTGTGTCGACCATCGCCGCGCGCGAAGACCATGCGCACGCGCATGGTGTGCAGTCTGATGAGACGATGCACGCGGTCGCTACGGTGACCGATGCCGGGTTTATCTCGGCGGCGAGCCAAAGCAAGCTCGACGGCATCCAAGCCAACGCCGCCGCGGTGACCAACACTGCGCCGACGCAAATCACGGTCGCGGCTGCCGTCGTCGGCGTCGCGACCGATGCCGCTCGTCGCGATCACATGCACGGCATCGCCACTGCGACACCGTCAACGCTCGGGATCGGCGGCACTAACTCGTCAGGATCATCGCTATCGGTCGCGCGCGCGTCTCACATACACCAGCTGCCGGCGCTTGCGACGACGACGGTTGACGGTTTTTTTGCGGCGACCGACAAGGTCAAGCTCGACGGCATCGCCGCGAGCGCAGCTGCTTTGACCGCAGTCGTACCCGCTAGCGTAGGCGCGAGCACGGCGGTGGTCGGCGTCGGCACGGCAGCCGCGCGTGAGGATCACACGCACGCGGTGTTAGTCAGTACGCCGGTCACACTGGGCGTGGGTGGCACCAACACGGTAGGCACCGGCACCGGGCTCGCGCGCGCGACCCACGTGCATCAGCTGCCCGCGCTCGTGAGCACCACGGTGGATGGGTTTATGGCCGCGACCGACAAGGTGCGGCTCGACGGCATGGCGTCCAATGCAGCGGCGCTTACTGCCACAACGCCGGTCGCAGTGGACAGCGGCACTGCGGCGCTAGGCTCGGCGACGGTCGCCGCGAGAGGCGACCACAAGCACAGCGTCAGTACCAACATCCCGAGCACGCTCGTAGTGGGCGGCTCGAATGTACAGGGCACCAACGCGTCGCTCACGCGATCCGACCATGTCCACGCGCTGCCGGCATTCGGCGTGAACGTGGGTCAGTTCTGCGAAGGCTCAGATCCGCGACTGAACTTCCCGCAGCGTTTCGGCGCGCGCTTGGCTGGTTTCAGCAGCGACCCCATGACGCCTGACGGTGTGTTTTCGACTGTATGGCTGACGTCGCATATCGACAAATTCATCTCGCTCTATGTGCTGGCCTCAAGCGGTTTTTACGCGCGCGATAGTTGGTATTCGTACTCGATCGGCACGCCGCCATCCGTCGCGCTGACGGGCCTAACAGCGGGCGTGCCCGCAGACATCTACGCGTACGCGACGAGCGCGTCAGCGGTCGCGCTCGAGCTCATCCCGTGGACGGATGCGACCACGCGGGCCACGACCTTGAATCGCACGCAAGATGGTGTTTGGCACAAAAACGGCGACGTCACGCGGCGCTACTGCGGATCGATCTTGCCGTCGAGTGCAACGCAAATGACCATGCTGCGTCGTGGCACAGGTGGCGCTAAGGCGTCGTGCTGCATTTGGAACGTCAGCAACCGCGTGCGGTCGCAGTTCGTGTGGGTCAGCAACACGGCAGACTGGGCGATACCGAGCGCCGGGTCGTGGCAACAGTGGAACGCCGACACCAACGCCCGCGTCGACTGGGTCACGGGCTTACCGGTCGAAGACGCCGGCATGGCTGCGCACGCTGCGCTCGTGCCGACCGGTGCCGACGTCGGCATTGCGATCGGGTACGACTCGACTACGACGCCCGCGGGCTTGCGCGGGTATGCCTCGGGCGCAGCGGGCATCGTCGTGCCCGGTGTGGCTGCGCATGGTGTGACGCCCGCCGTCGGGTCGCACTTCGCAACCACGCTCGGGCGCACCTCGGGCTCATCGCACATCTACGGCACGACGAGCCTTGCCGCCGCTGGCCTCGCCGTTGACCTGTTTTGGTGACTGGGTTGCACACGTGGCATGGCATGCGACCGCGCGTGCCGGCGACAATCGGCGGGCATGCTGTACCGATCGCAAACCCTGTGTGTGTTGTCCGTGTGTGTCCTGTGGGCGTGTGGTGCCGACGGCGGCGTGCCGCCCGGTGCCGAGGTCGAGCTCGACGGCGGCGCGTACGAGCCCGAGCGAGATGCCGGCACGACGACGACCCAACCGGTCAAGACCGCCGAGCCCGTTGCGTGCGTGGCGCCGAAGCCATCGTCGCCCGTCGCGTGCACGCCCGTCGCCTGTACCGCGGTCGACTGCACGCCGGTCGACTGTGCGCCCGTCGCATGCACGCCGACCGAGCCCGTGTTGCCGGCGCCCGTGCCCGTCGTGCTACCGCTCACCGTGTACAGCGTCGACGACCCGTTTTGCCGGATCGCGACAACGGGCTCGGCGCACGATGGTGAGCTTTGGGGTTGCCGGTCGTACCCGACCACGGTGAGCAACGTGCAGTACCCGACGACCGAGCCGAGCGATTTGATCGGCTGCATTACGCCGACGACGTGGCCATGCGCCGACGGGTCGCCGGCGAACTGCACGCGGTACGAGCGGCGGCACGTTGCCGACGTCCCATGCGCCGACGGCGGGCAGTGCCGGGTGTTCATCGGCGGCAAGGGCTACTCGGGCACGTGCGAGGCGCAAACGGCTTCGCAGGTTGGCGTGCGCACGGAGTGAGAGTCACCGAGTTCGGGAGCGCCGGTCAGTAGGCGAGCTCGAGCGTGTAGGGCGGGTTCGGCAGGAGGTTCAGCACATCGGTAGGGATCGGTGCGAACGCCCAATACTTTGTGCCAGCGACAGGCGTGTTTTCTACGCATTGTTCCGTCGAATTGCTCCATCCGTAAACCATCGTCGGCGTCGGTGTCAGCGGCGCGGTTCCGCTGTGGAAAAGCTTTCCGCCGATCGAAACCACGTAGGAAGGCCCGTACGTTACAGGGACCGTGCAGTCCTTGTCGGCGAACAACCAGTTGGTCGCGGGCCGCCACGCGGCTTGCTCTGCCGCAAGTCCGGAGCATGGATCGGCGATGTGTTTTCCGAGCGCGCCGGCGGACAGCGTATACGTCAATCCGATCCGTCTCTGACCGAGGTGGTTCATGTGCACGCAATCCGGGGTCGATTCGAATCGCGGACTCGAAAGCGCATAGCTTGGCGTAACATCCGCCTGCACCGGCGTCCCGTCCTTGTCGCGCAGCACCCAGCGTGGCCGCGGTAACCCATCGCCCACGGCTTCCTGCGCTTGTGCACCGCTCGCACCTGCCGAGCCGCCGGCAGCGAGCGCACTGCCCGCTGCCTCGACGCTCGAGCCGGCACCGGCTATCAGGTGTCCGGCTCCGGCGACGAATCCGCCGGCGGCCTCGAGTCGGCCGCCGACACCGGCCATCGCGTGTCCGGCGTCGTGCATCGTGTCACCGATCGCTTCGAGACCAGCGCCGCTACAAGCGGCAACAACCCCGGCGATACAACCTGCGGCCACAGTCGACTTCTTCATGTGCCTCCGAGCTTGATCCTACGAGGAAGCTGACGGCGGCGCGCTGTGGTTAATGTGGGCGCTTCGGCGATGTTGCTGAGACAGACTTCGCTGCGGACTTGCGCGCTTTTGTCGCAGCCACGTGTCGAGCGACGACCGTTTTTGTGGTCTTGCGTGGAACCGCCATCTTCTCAATCGACCGACTGAGAATGCCGATCTCGAGGTTGAGTGCACCGGCCACGCGCACGAGGCTGTCCAGCGTCGGGTTCGATTTTGGGTTTTCTAGCTTCGCGATCATCTGCTGCCTCATGCCCACGATCCTCGCGAGCTGGCCTTGAGTCAGCCCGCGGTCGTGGCGCGCCCAGCGAAACTCCAGTCGAACCGCGACGGACGGTGAGACCGAGATGCTCAGCTGTTTCGCCCCGCGCGGCGCCTGATGACCCTTCGGCTTGGGCGGAACCCGCCCGAGCTCGAGGTGCGCCTCGAGCCAACCCTCGAGCGCCTCTTGTGCGGCGGCGCCGATTTCCTCGAACGAGTCGGCGAACGTCTGGCAGCCCGGGGCGTCCGGGAAGTCCGCGAGCCACTGGCTTCCTTCGCGATGAATGTGTGCAACGTACTGCATGGCGGCTCCTGTCTATCGCAGCCGGACACCGGCCTGCTTTTCGATGTTGCGCAGCGTTCCCTCCGGCAGGTCCTTCTTCGGGTGCGGCACGGTCACGAGGCCGGGCTTGGTGGGGTGAGCGTAGTGGTGGTGCGAACCTTTTGACCGCGCGAGGAACCAGCCGTCCGCAATCAAGGCCCGAATCACTTCCTTGCTGCTCACAACGTATAAGTTGTACCAGAATCAGGGTCGCGTCAAGTCGCTGAGGCGGACAAGGCAGTGCGTGCGTTTGTCCTCGTACAATGCGGACGCCGCATTGACGGAGCTGTCCGGCCTTGCAAGGATAAACGTGTCCGCAGCCAACAGCGGCGGACCAAACGAAGTGGCCGCGCGACGACTGCAATCGTCCGCGACCGTGACACCCGAAGGAGTATCTCCGAATGTCCGAGGATCTTAGTCCGGCGCCCAACGGGGCTGCCAAGTTTACGACACCTACATCGACGCCGCTCGAGTCGCTCACGCTCGACACGCTGCGACGTCTCGCCGAGACCGGGCCCGACGCCGCCACACGTGCTCGAGCACGGCGTGAGGTCGAAGCCCGGACAGCCGCCTCGAGTCCAGGCACCGTGCACTGCTCTGTCGACGTCGGGCGCTCGCCCTTCGGCACACCTTTGCCTCGCCTGATGGTCCGCCTCGACGGCGGCCCGCGCGGACAGCGCTGGGTGCAGGCTGCGCTGTATGAGCTCGCCGCCGAGCTCGAGCGCGCGATCGCTGCAACGCCCGAGGGCTGGCAGGTCGGCACCCGCTACATGACCGACGGGCACGGCCTCGTGTTCATCGAGCTCATGGACGGCTCGCCGGCGGAAGTGCGCCGGGCGGTCAGTGTGCTAGAGCCGCTCGCCGGCGCGGCCCCGACGGGTCAGGGGGCTCGCCGGCGACCCGGCCGGGCACGGCAAGTCGTACCTGCTGCCGTGCCGGACCGTGACGCTGAGGGCGGCGTGGACAGCGCTCCTGGTGTCGTCGAGGCGTCGGCTTCTGGCGACGCGGACAAGCCCGAGGTCGGGGTACCGGCGGCGCCGGACTCAGCCGACGAGAGCGAAGGGCGTGCCCGGCGCCGCAAGAGGCAACGGTACCGTGAAGCGGCCGGACACGCTGCCGATGAGTTCGAACGCGAGCAGCTCGCGGATGACTCGGCCATGCTGCCGGCGTGCGCTCGGTCGGTGGTCGCCGGCGGACCGAAGTCGACCGCGTACTGGCAGTGGCTGGTCGAGCGGTGGGAAGCGGTGCAGCAAAGCGTGCCGGCGCAGTAGGCGGCGCCGCGGTAGACTACACGCGCCCTCTAGTGGAATGGTCGAGACGTGCCACGGCCCGGTGGAGCTCCCCTCTCACCGGGCCGTTGTGTTTACGGCAGGAGGCGGATCTCCCACGCAGCGACACTCGTCCCGGGCAGTGGACCTGTCAGCGTATTCGCGAGTCGGACCGCGACCGCCGGACCACGGCAGTGCGAGCAACGCAGTCGGGTGAAGACCTCACGCACGGGCCGCGCTCGGTATCGAGCGAACGCCGGCCCGCCGAGCGCGCAGCACGTCACCTGTCCACAGCCGCCGCACGTCACCACGAGCCACAGCCCGGCGAGCTCGGCGACCGGCGTGGCGAGGAACTCGTCTCGGGTCTTGGGTGGGTCGACGGCGCCGGGGCGTAGGCTGCTCATGCGAGCAGTAGGATAGCCGACTGCCTGGATTGTGGAAATCGTCGAGCGGCAGCGGGGGATTTCGCTTCCATGCCCACATAGGAGAGAGGCACGAGGCCTCGCTAGAACCGGCAACCCGCCGGACGGACACCCGATGTGTCCGCCATGACCATCGAGGTGGAACCGTTCGGCGGGCTCGTCGTGAGGTGGCAGGCGCTCGACGCGTGGCTGCTTGTCGACGTGTCCGGGGCTTACTGCGTGTGGCGCGGACGGGTGCTTGGACGGGTCGCTGTCGGGGTGGCGTGAGGCGCCCGAGCCAAGCATTCGCCGCTTGACAAACGAAGGGCATCTGTGCGTTCGACCTGCACAGATGCCCTTGTTTTTCGATTGCGGGACATTACGGGAAACGCCAGCTAAGTCTTTGAAACTATAGGGGCCCGTAACGGCTTAGAAGGCCGCTGCTCTATCCGGCTGAGCTATGGGTGCAGACCATCATTTCAACTACTTACGCGTATGGTCATTTCGGCCTTCCCGTTTATATCCCGTAATCGATTCCGAAGCGACCGCTGCGTGCAGGTTGTCCGAAGTCAACATGGCGTAGTGCCGTTCGGTGACAGAGATGCTCGAGTGACCGAGCCAGCGCTTGATCTCGTGCAGGGTGAAGGGCCGTGTCCACGTGCCCTGTGCGAGGTGACAGCCGCACGTGTGGCGGAAGTCTCGGAAGTCGACCTCGCTCCGGATGCCGGCCTTCCTGCGCCAGCCCGGCGACTTGATGACGCTCTTGCCCGACGGCGAGGGGCGATGGTTTGAGTCGCGCCACTGGGCCGTGTAGCTCTCGGCATGGCACGACCCGTCGCGTCCGGGGAACACAAGCCCGCCGATCCGCGTGACCGGCGCCGTGGCAAAGTACGCACGAAGCGCGCTCACCGCCGGCGGCAGAATCGGCACGTCGCGCAAAGCGTTCTTGGTCTTCACCGGTCCGTCATAGCTGCGTCGTACCTGACAGGTCGGACGAGAGCCCTCGAGCCCGACGATGTCCTGTCGTCTCAGCCCCCACAGTTCGTCCGAGCGCAGTCCGACGTAGATGGCCACGGCGTAGATCGCGCGGACAACCAGCGGTAGCTGGAGCGCGAAGAGCGCGTCGATCTCGTCGACCGACAGATGCACGATCAGCTCGCCGTCGATCTCGTCCGGTTCAGCGCGAGGGAGCTTCACGAGCCGAGCGGGGTTCTCCTTGAGCTTGCCCTCGATGACCGCCGCGTCGAGGCAGAGCTTGAGATACTTCAGCGCTTGCTCGACCACACGCCGGGTCACTGTCCGGTCGAGCTCCACGCGCTTGTAACCCTTCCCGTCCCGGACAGCATGCATCGCCGGCTTCTTGAACAGCTCCCCTACCCACGCCTGCACGATCTTCGGAGTGATGCGCCGCACAGGCAGATCCCAGAACGGCGCGTCCACGATGTGCGAGTTCCACACGCTGCGCTCTTTCGAGAACGACTTGGAGCGCTTGCGCCGGTCGAAGTCCGCTTCTCGCGTGGACATCCAGCTTTCACCGAAGTCCGAGAACGCGTCCGGCGCGAGTCCTTCGTCTTCACGCAGCGCTGTCGCGATTGCGCGCCAAGCTGCGTCTTCGGTGTCGAAGCTGCCGAGATCTTCGTCTCGCAGCCGAGCGATGTGCTTGCCGTGTTTCTCTTGTACCCAACCCGTTGCGGGACGACTCATAACTACTTACGCCCTAGCCTTCTGCGTCTCGCCCGCAGTCGAGCAAAGTCGGCGTCGGTTGGCTCGCTTGCGCGGCCTGCAACGACCTCTTTGCTCGCATCGTTGGCGATCTGCCGTGACAGTCTGCCGATTATCTTAGCAAGGAGTCGGTCGGCGATGGCCTCGAGTTCCTCGTCTGTTAGTCGATTGCTGTCAGACATATCGCGCCTGATTTTTCGGGTTTTACAGCGTCTGGCGGTCCGCTGCACCGTTGTCATTCGCCGGCATGACCGTCCTCCGGTTTCGCAGCCGGACGTCGGCGCTCTGCGATGCTTCGGTAGACCGAGCGCAACTGTCGGAACGGACGGCCTTTGATCGCTTCAAGCGTTCGCTCGACCACAGTAGACAGCAGGCTTAGATCCTGTTCGAGGCTCCGCATTTGCTCGGCCATCAGTTCCAGCCGGGCGAACGCACCGAGGATGTGCTCCGGTGTCAGGCTGTCGAGCCCGTTCACGCGCGCGTGCCATGCCACGTTGAGCGATTCTTGGCGGTTCATGTCTGCCCTCTCAATCTAACTTCAAGCTCGTCCACGCTCGCCGCACTGAGCATGCCGCTCGTGATTACGACGCGACCCTCTTCGAAGTGTCCGGACGCCACAATCAGCCGCGGACGCGCGTTTGTCGCAGACCTCCGCCCGAGCACAAAGAACGGTCGCCGCCCGCGGCGCAGCGTGCCGACCATCGCGGACAGGCCGTAGTCGAGTTCGACTATTGTGGGGTGCTCCTTCACGTCCGCTCCTTCCGAGACGCCAAGCACTTCACGCACTCGGGCTGCGGCCGGACATCGATCGCTATCTCGGCGAGGTGTCCCTGTGCGCAGCGGCACTTGGCGTACTCGATGCCGTCGCGCTCGCCGAGCTCGGCGACGATGGTCCAGTTGGCGGGGATAGGCGGGGCGTCCGGACGCTTCGCCTCTTTGAGTCTGTGCTTCGGCTGATAGCGACAGCGAACCTTGCGGTGCTTGCGGTAGTACTCGCGCTGTTGGGCGCGCTCGGCCTCGAGGTTGCGGGGGCGGACGGTCATGCCGGCGTCCGCCCGTTCAAGACGCGAATCAGCCGCTGCACAAACCGCAGTTGTGACTTGGTCACGCGCCTCTCGAGCGCGAGCCTGCCGAGTCTCAGCACCACATACCCGGACTGGCGCGCGGCGTGGATTGAGCCGTTGATGTCCTCGGCCGTCGCATCCCGCTCGAGCGCGGACAGCGCGTCGAACAAGTCCCTCTCGACGAGCCCGAGTTCGCGGCTCGCCTCGAGAATCTCAAGCGCGTGGCCAAGCAGCCGAGCATCAAGCTTCCGCACCGCGCCGTTGTCGTTCGCCGGGCGGTTGAGGATGAGCGTGTCGTGTTCGTCGTCGTCGGACATTCGCGTCTCCTATTGCCAGTAGAAAAACGGTCGATGAGTTTCACGTCCGATCGACCAACGGACCTCTGCCACACTCCGCCTGGGCACGACATGACACTCCACAATCGGCCCCGTCTCGCCTCGCCTGCCTTACCCAACCGCGCCTTGCCTAATCCCGCCTAACGTCGCCTGCCGGACCACACCTAACCTCGCCGCTCCATGCACCGACTGACCTGCCGCTCCGTGCCTCACCAGAACACGCCTGGACAGTCCATGCTCTGACCCTCCATGCCTGCCGTGCCTCGCCGTACCGTTCCGAACCTCGACGCGCCCCGGCTTGCCATGCCTGCGCTATCACCCCGTCTGCTGCGACTGAGCAAAGAGGACAGCATCAAGCTCGTCGTACAGCTTCGTTAGTTCGGCGAGCGCCTCGTACTTTTTCCGCAGCGCCGCGAACTCCTGTATGGCAGTCCGCAGCAACTGTGCTCGCTGAGATGAGTCTCGCAGAACGACCGTGATCGGGCGGTAGCCGCCGCCCGTTACACGATCTTCCGCAAGCGAGACGTACGCCCGGACCTTCATCGGTGGCTCGTGCGGACGTGCTTCGATCCGGACCTTCACGGAGATGATGATCGCTCGGGCCTCGTCGAGTCGGCGGAGCTCACCGGCCCGTGCGTTGTCCCACGTGAACAACGTGTGGAGAGCGCTCCGCTTCGAGCGTGCTCGTTCGAGTACGTGCTCGGGCTTGAGCAGTCCGCCGTTGGACTCACTCAGCGCGTTGAGCTCGCTCACAGCGGCTTCGCTGATTCGAAGTCGGCTCACGACCCCTCGACGACGCTGAACGTGCCGTATCCGAGACCAGCGGACATGCGACTGTCCGGTCGACCCTCGCCGATACCGACCTGCATGCCGACGCGCATCAGCAAGTTGGTGATGTCAGCGAGGGAGAACTGGTCGAGGTCCCACTGCACACGGACGTTGCAGCTCCACTCGTGCCAGATGGGACGAGCGCGTAGGTCCATTCCGCCGTTCGAGTTGCGTGCAGGGCGCACGTCCATCGCCGGCTCGGCGCCGAAGATGCGAACCAGCGGAACGGTTTTGCTCCTGTCGATGCCGTCGGCAAGGACCCAGAACGACAGCTTGGCCAGCGTCATCTTGAAGCCGACCAAACGGCACGCTGAGATCATCGCGCAGCGGAACGCCGCTGCATTCACGCCGTCCCAATCTCCTTCCGCCGAGCGGTAGCGCGCGGATTGGAATGCCTCCGTGAAGTCTTTCGGTGCTCGGGTTTTCTTACTCTTCGACTGACTGCCTGCCTCCTGCGCAGCTCGCATGGCCTCGGTCGACTTCTGCGAGAAGCTGTGCACCATGAGTGGAGCGGTACCCCGACAAGCGAACGTCGCTGTCGAGATGCGTGGCGCTGAGATGGTGACCGTCTGGTCTGTGACTGCGTGAAGCCCGAGAGTTGCTGTTGCCGTTGCTGCTGTCTTACGTGCCATGGGTGTTTACCCTCTGTTTGTTAGTTGTTGTTAGTTACTGCTCCGTGCCTGCCACGCCTTGCCTTGCCTTTTTCCGCCTTGTCACGCCGGGACTCGCCATGCCTGCGTTGCCCTGCCTAACCCCGCCTTATCGGGCATCGCCCGTCCTAGCCTCGCCGTGCCCAATCACGCCTGCCTCGACATTCCTTGACGCGCTCGACCTGACCGCGCCTAGACACACCCGACCTCACGATGCCTGCGTTGCCTGCGTTGCCTGCGTTGCCCGGTCTCAACACGCCACGCGGAGCCGCGCCTAACCATGCCCTTTCACGCCGCTACTGGCTGCACCTCACCAGTCCACGCCTGCGTTGCCTCGCCTCACCCGACCTTGCCAGGCCACTCCTTGCCTGCCTCGCCACACCTCGCCGTGTCATGCCGGGACACAACTTGCCTGCGTTGCCTCGCCACACCTTGCCGTGGTTGATCACGCCTTGCCTGCCTGGCCATGTGACTCCAGGCCTGTACCCGCCACGCCTCTCCTGATCGCACCGCGCCTCGACAAACCTGCGTTGCCCAGCCGCTCCATGCCCCACCGCGCCTTGGCCGGCCTGCATTGCCCTGCCTAAACACGCCGCGCCAGGCCTCGCCGTGTCAGGCCCAACCACGCCTCGCCTGCCTTGCCAAACCTCGACTCGACTCACCGCGCCTAATGATTCCTAAACCCGTCTGGCCTGCATCGCCAAACCTCTCCCGGCCCTGCCATTCCGTGCCTAAACCTGCCTTGCCTGCCGTCATGGTTTTTGCTCCGCGTTCGCAATCTCACGGTCGATATACCAACGCGCTTTCCGCAGATCGGCCACGCGACTCTCGGCGCCCTTGCGTCCGGCACGGCAGATGTATTTGACGGCGTTGCCGAGGCAGAACCCGAGGGCCCACGCCTCGATCACCTTGATGCACTCGTACGTGTCTCCTGCATAGGTGTAGTGCGGGGGGTGGTTGATGGGGTCGGTCATGCCTCGGGCTTTCCTCGCAGCACCAGCAACTTGGTCTCGTTGGCCACGCTCTCGAGCGCCATCTCGAACGCATCTCGGAAGGCAAGGTCCGGACGGTGCAACGCGAGCGACCAACGCACAGCGCCGCTCGCGACCTTGTAGCGAAGGCGCACCGGGATGGAGTAGAGCGCGCCCGCTCGGAACACCGGGATGCCGATCACGAAGCCGCCTGGCACCTTCAGCGGGCCGCCTGCTTTCGCGGTGTGCTCTTCTTCGAACTGCAGCTGCACTTCGCCCGAAGACGTGTTGATGCTCTGCGCGACCTTCTGTCCGACGTGGATGCTTAGGCCGCGAGACAGCGCCATGAGCGCCGATGGGGTCGCGAGCGTGACGCCTAGCCGCTCGGCGAACTCGTGGGTCTGCTCGCCGGCGTCTTCGGGGTCGGCGACATCGCCGATGCGGTCTTCGAGGAAGTCCGCGAAGGCGCGCTGGTCGAAGTCCATCGCCTTCGTCCATGCCGACCACTCATCGCTCAGCGGGAACTTGTACTGCGTTCGGTGCGTGCACCAGCTCGCGGCACCAGTCGCACCGGTCTGGTGATAGTCGAGCACCGCTTCGAGCATGGGCTCCTTGGGATCGTCGACCGCGAAGACGACCGTGTGCTCGTCGGCGAAGCGCTGTACGTGCTCGATGAAGCTCCCGAGTGTGGTCAAGCGCGCCGTGCCGACGCGACGCACCGGACGCTCGAGGCGGCTGTCGAGGTACGTTTTGACGTCCACGACCTGCTTGGAGCTCGGAAGGATAAGCAGCGGGACGGCGCCCGCGTCGCCGCGCGGCACCGTCACTATCTCGGCGTTGGCCATCTCTTCGACTGCGGCGATCACGGCTGCGGCGTCACTGGTGTTTGTATCGTCCATGGTCATGTCCTTTGTGCGTGTGGTCGGGTGTTAGTTCGAATCGGCTTCGTCATCGGTCGCGTCGTAGACGACTTCACGGAAGCTCGGGCGCGGCGGCTCGATGAGCGGCAGCTTCTCTTGGCGCGGCATGTCGAACGACAGGTTGCCGCCCTTCGTGACCCAGCAGACCGAGCGGCTGGTTTGCTTCTTCGGGTCCTTGCGCTCGAGCGTGTACGCGATGGACAAGAGGCCGTGCGGGTCGCATGCGACCGAGAGCTTGAGTGTTAGGCTGCCACTCACCTCTTTCATCTGTGCGGTCGACTGACCTCTAAGCGCGAGCAGCAGACGCTGCAGCTCGCGGGAACAGTTGACCTCGCATTCGCCGTCCGCTACTCGGCGGACGACTTCACTGAAGGCTTCGGGGGGTTCTTTTTGGGGTTTCATGGGTGACCTTTCAACGCGCCTTGCCGGCGGAGAATCGAGCGGTTTGCTTTTCGAGAGACGATGCGCAGCCGCGCGTTGACGCGGTGGAAGAGCTGCCAGCGTTCGCAGAGACCTTCGTTCGCAAGGTTGCGGAAGGTGTCCCCGTCTTGATGTGCTCGTGTTTCAATGCGCTCGAGCTCGAGTCCCTCTCTGGTCACAAAGCTCTCGAGCAACGCAGCGAATGGCACTTCATGGTCGACGTCGCAGGTGTCTGCAGTCAGACGCTCGCCGGTGAATGGGCAGGCCATCGGAAACGACTGGAGCGCCTTGAACGCTGCGACCTGTTGATGGATGGCATTGCGGAACGCACTCGTCGAGAGTTCCTTTGGCGACATCGGACGCAGACACGACCAGGCGCTCCAGTCCGTGCGACTGCCATCAGCTCGAGTGAGCCAGAAGCAGTGGTTTCCGTACTGTGTGCGCTCGACTTCGAAGGAGCGTATTCCCGCTCCCACTTTCAGATCGCGGTCCGGATGCCGGTCGAGCATCGCCGCTAGAAACTCGATGTGCTCGTTGTTGCTTACCGTGGAGCCCGGGACATACGAGCTGAGGATACCCTTGCAGTGCTCTTTCACGGCTTGCTGGCTCGGGAACGTGCGGTCCCCAATCTGCATGGCTGTTGATTTCCTCTGACTCGTGAGGCGCGCACTTGCACTCGCGCTCGCGCGCGCCTCACTCAGAAAGGGATGTCGTCATCTCCCGGCGGCGGAGCATCGATCGGCGGAGGCACTGCTGCTCGAGGCGTGCTCCGCGGCGGGTCGTGTGGAGATCCCTTCGACACAGGCCGCGTGTTCGGCGAGCTCCCTCCGCCATTGACCTTCTGACTCAGCGCGAGGAACTTGCCTTGCAGCTTCGATGCGAAGGCCTTCGCTTCCCCCTCCGACATGCGGGTCTTCATGGCGATGCCGCCGAGCTTGTTGATCCACTGGATACGAGGTTGCAGCTCGCCGGTCTGGTAGTGCGGCTCATGGTCCACGACGATCGCTACTTCGTTCTTCGAGATGCCTTCGAGTGTCGCGAGGTTCGTGCAGCCGCAGGTGACGAGCGCTTCGAGCGTTCGGTCTTCGGTCTTCAGCGTGAAGAAGCCGTACCAAACGAGCTCGGCTCCGTCGTACTGGCCGTTCGGGCTCGACGTGATAACGAAGCTCACGCCAACTTGTTCGGTGCCGGTGTTCGTGATGCCGTACCCCGCGCTCTTTGCGCGAGCATGATAGGTGCCGGGTTGAATCACTTGGGTGTCTCCTTTGCCTGACTGCTGTTGAGTGCCGCGAGGTGAATCAGGATCTGCTTACGCTTCGTGAAGTCGTCGCCGGCGGCCTCGAGGGCCTTGCGCACGCGCGCCCCTACGTCGTCCGTGGCTCGAGCGAGCTCGGCGTCGAGCTCGCCTTGGATGGCAGCTGGGCGCTGCGCGAGCGCCGCTGCGAAGCTCTGCCAATCGAGCGGGAGCTCGGCCGGCAGGTCGTGCCGGTTCTTCGCGTCGTAGGCGGCCGTGCGCTGCGTGCAGAGCACGCGCTCGCCTGTCGAGATGCCGCGCGCTCGGCCGTTGACCTCGTGGGTGAACTGCTCGTGCTTAGCGTGCAGAACGATGTCGCTCCATTCGCACAGGAGCGAGGCCGCGTTGTGGTTGATCTTCGGCACGTAGCGCCCGAAGTCCTCGCCTTCGGGGTTTTTGAAATTGCGCACGACCGTGTGCACCAGGAAGATGAGCGTCATCCCGCGCGTCGTGCGCAGGTGCTCGAGCCGTGCGAGAAGCACGCGCCACTCATCGAGCGCCGCGAGGTACCCCTTGCCGAAGCCTGGGGCCTCGATGGTCTTGAAGCCATGCTTCTCGCAGACGTGCTGCCAGCACAGCGGCTCAATCGAGTTTACCGTGTCGGTGACGAGGGTCTGATAGTCGTGCGGCACCGTGGCGAGCTCGTTCACGGCATCGAGCACATCGGTCCACGTGGTCGGCTCTGGGAAGCGCACGGCGTCGAGCTCGGCTGTGCCGTCTTCACCTGCCAAGAAGATCGGCGCCGGTGCGTTGGCTGCGAACGTGCTCTTACCGATGCCCTCGGGGCCGTGGAGCAGGATGCGCAGCGGCTTCGCGATTCGTCCTTTGACGACGTTCCCGAGCTGCATCCGGCCTTTCGGTTTAGCGGGAGGATTGGGTGTCACTGGACAGCTCCTCGTGAGGGTTGTCGAGCTGTCGAAAACGCGACGGGTCGTCGAGCGACGCTGCGCCCGTGCACACATCGAAGAAGCTGCACATGCGGCCGTAACGCGGGCACGCGTCCGCGTTGCGTGGGTAGCGCTGGGCGAGCTCGGCCTCTCTAATGAGGCGAGTGGTCTGCCAACTGTCGAATGCGGCTTCGACTTCTTCGGCTTCTAATCGGACGACGGTGCCGCGATGGTAATAACGGTCCGGGTTCTCAGTGATGTGAGCGAGGAGGCGTGCCTCGTACTCGTCGGGCGTCTCGTCGAACTCTCGTTGGTTCGCGTAGAGGCGACCGTCCTTCGTGTACTTCGGATTCTGAGTTGCCTTCAGCGGTCTTAGGGAGGGCTTCGCCACTACGTCGTAGATGCAGCCGGCGACGTCGAAGCCGAGCGCGCGTGCGCCCGCGTAATAGGTGCTGACCTGCGAGTCGATGCGCAGGCGTTGCCAGTAGGTTGAGGCCGCCCCTAGGTCTTCGGAGGAGGTCTTATGCTCGACGATATAGACGTGCCCGTCTTGGGCGCGTGCGATGGCGTCGAGCTTGCCGCCAAGGATGAATGTCTTACTCGCGTGGCCCGTTTCTGGGTTGATGAGAGGAGCGCTAAACTCCACCTCTACAGCGAGGACTTCGAAATGCTCGTCCTTCCATCGAGCGTCGTAGCCGAGTAGGAGCGCTTCAACTGTGGCGGTTTGGAAAGGATCGGAGCCGGACCTCGCGCCGTCTACTCGAAGTCCTTGCAACGCTACTTCGAGGCGAAGTTCCTTATTCGGGTGTCGCCAATAAATTTCGAGTGCTCGGTGCCACAGGGTTCCGAATCGCAGCGTCTCGGCGTCCGTGACGGGCCGATAACGTTGCGCATACGCAAGGAAATGTTCTCGCGGGCAGCGCCGAAAGGTCCGCTGTTCGCTCTGGGTTACGGTGCGCATTGCATTCGTGCATATTCCACAATGCATATGCGCACAAGTTATTTCTGAAGTGCCCGTAAATCCGGGATGGACGGGCAAAATGTGGAAACACTGTCGACTCGCGTGTGGCGGGCGCGTATCGTCTGTACGCATGAGGGGTCACGAGTGGGAAACTCTCGGAGTCCACACGCGTCGATACGCCCGGGCTGGCGATCGGGCCTGCGTGCTCGAAATGGCCAAGATGATTGGCTTTAAGCTGCCGCCGCAGAAGGAGCCATTGCCGGGGCTGCCCGCCCTTCGGCGCTGGGCCAACGAGATCTACGTCGACTACAGCGCCGTGTTGCGCGACCGATCGCTCGTCGGCGTGCGCGAGCAAGTTGCGCGTGAGCTAGCTGCATTCGTGTTGGAGGAATGCACCTACACTCGCAGTGAGCCGGCCATCGTTGGGGTGGCGACCGAGCTCGTGTTTCCGCGTGTCGAGGCCGAAGCCGCGTGGTTGCGGTTCGACGGGGACCTCGAGAAGCTAGACGACTACTACGCCGATCACGTGCCCAGCGCGTGGTTCACTGCAACGATGCAATCGGTCATGAACTCGCAGGTCGTGACGCTGATCGTCTGCCGCTGATACGGAGGCTCAATGCGGGCTGCACCTCTCATTGAGGGGGCAGCCCTTTGCATTTAGCGCTTCTTCTTCGGTTCGGGCTTTGGGGCGATATCGACCTTCCTCATTCCGCTTGCCGTCGCTCTTCTTTCGAGGTGCTCATTGAAGGCTGCTATTGCCTCCTCAGTCGGAGCTTTGGCGAGACGCATGGAGAGGAGCATCGTTTCGAGTTCCTCTGTGGTTCTTCCCTCCTCCAATCGAGAGAACTGCGAAAGGAACGTCAACTCTTCGTCGGTGATGTCGGAGATGGTGCCGAGCAATCGAGCTACATTTCTAGGCACATCTTGAGAGTCTGCCTTAAGAGGTTCCTTCGATTGCAGTGCCTGCATCGACTGCATTCCCTCTGCACCGACGAGGCTCTCAACAGAGACTCCCAGAACTCCGGCGTACTTTCGGAGAGTGGAGAGTTCGGGGTGTACCTCTCCCTTCTCGTTTCTAAAGACGGTGATTTGGGAGACGCCGGCCCGCTTCGCCAAATCAACTTGCTGAATGCCCTTCTTTCGTCGAGCAGCTTTAAGGCGTTTCCCTAGTTCGACCGCAATAGGGTCAAGCGCTGGTTTTCCTTGCCGTGTCACGGCACGAGACTTCTTACGCAATCGCATCGTGAGCAAGACTGTACTTGCGCATATGCAGGTTGACTAATCTGCGCCGATGCATATTCTCGAATGCAATGGATTCCCTGGAAATGGAGCGTGTCGCAGCCCGCGTTCGTGCAGCCCGCGAGGCGGAAGGCTCCAAACGAAGTTCCAAACGGCTAACCCAGGCTAACCTCGCTTACGAGGTGGGGCTGAACGCCGTCACAGTATACCGTATCGAGTGCGGGAAGACGCCGAGCTTGCCATCAGTAGTGGCGCTCGCGGCCGCCCTTGGCGTCAGTCTTGACTGGCTAGTGCTAGGGCGCGGGCCCAAGCGTCCCTTTCGTCGGAGCAGCAGCGCGAAGAAAGGTTGAGGTCGACCGTGCTCGACCCGGTCGAAGCGTCGTCTGCTGCTTTGCGCGTTGGCGCTGGGAGTCGCGCATGAGCGACGCCTCGCGGAGCGACGGGTCGCTCGGTCCGGATGTCGCAGACTCAGAGCGGTTCGAGTTCCGCGTCCTTGCGGTTGTCCTCTTCGACGAAGAGGGCTCAGCGCTCGCGGCAAAGCTGAATCGGGAGCACTTCAGTGGGGCCCGTGCTCGTGTGCTCTTCACAGTCAGCCATGAGTGGCACCGGCTCAATCAAGTTCCGATTGAGCCCTCGGTGCTGGAATCGAGATTGGTCGATGCCGGTCGGTCGGCGGTGGACGCTGCACAGCTTGTGGCCACGCTCCAAACAGCATTGGTCAACGTTGCCGGTCAGGACCGCGCTCAGCTTGTCCTCGAGCTCGAGCGGCGGGCCGAACGGCGCAAGCGCGCCGAGCTCGTGCTGGCAGCGCGCCTGGCACTCATCCCGCCGAACGTCGATCCGGTAAAGGCGTTCGAACTGCTTGAGCTCGCGCTCAAGCCTTCGAACGACAATGCCGACCCGGATGGCTGGCAACCGAGCGTCGTCGATCCAATCTCTGGGTTGCCACATTTGGCGAAGCTTTCTCTGCTATCGCGCGAGCGCTACCTCGAGCTAGCTGCGCAGCCGGTTGCGTATACGTGGCAAGACATTCTCGTCGCCGGCACGATAGGCGTGCTCGCAGGCGCGCCGGGGTCGGGCAAGACGACGCTCGCGTATCTGTATCTGGCGGCTCGAGCGCCTCGGTGTGGCTGCGTGGTGTTGCTCGGGCGTGAGATACACCCAGCTCATCCGGCACAGCGGCTTGTCGTCATTGAGGCCGAGCACAGCGAGCCCAGTGCAGCACGCAAGCTCCTCGCTTCGTTGCGGCTGCTTGGTCTCGATGATTCGGTGCTCGACGGCGAACGCGTCATCACCATCGCTCGCAAGGCCGTGACGCTCGGCTCGCCGGCGTGGCGTGATGTCGTGCAGCTCATGGCGGCAGGGCTCGTAAGCGACTTGATAGTGGATACGGTGGCTCGGTTTGCGCCGGCCGATGCCAACGCTGAGGCCGAGCAGGTGGCGATCTATGATCAGGTCGCCCAGGCGCTCGAGGCATCTCCTCGAGGAGAGGTGCCGGCGCCGACATGCTTGCTCGTGGCGCATACGCGAAAGGGCGCAGCCTCCGAGGACATCGAGGGAGTGTCAGGAAGCACGCAGCGTGTTGGGCAGGCTGACACGGTGCTGCTCGCAGAGGCGACTCGTGACGGTGGGCGTGTGCTCTCGACTCGGGTGACGGCGGTGAAGTTGAGAGAGGATCCGGGGGAGCGATGGCCGGCGCCACAATCGTTTTCCATTGTTGAGGGGGTGCTGACGCAAGAGAGTGCGCCTGTTCGGAACGGGCAGCCGACGGCTGCTGAGGCGCATGCGCACAAGCTTGGGTCGGACGCTGTCGAACTGGCGGAGGTGATCCTTGATGTGCCTGGGATGGGCACTCGGGAGCTGCGCAAGGTCGTCCAAGAACGGCTCGGTTGGGGTAACTCGCGCTGTGAGCGTGTCGAAAACCGGCTCAAGGCTGGGATCGGTGGGATGCGCATGGTGAATCGGGCGACCGATCCGAAGAAGCGCGAGTGGGTCATCGAGCAAGACGAGCCGAGTACCCCGTATTCGGAGGTCGACTGATGGGTCAGGTACACCTTCCGAGTGCGGGGCTGATTCGGCTAGTTGTACCCGATAGTCGGGTACAGCTATCAGGTACGCAGGTACGGGGGTGTACCTGTGTACCTGTACCTGCCCTTTTCCTAAAGGGCAGGTACGCAGGTACGCAGGTACACCTCCTGAGTGAGGGACAGAACGGGCACAGACTCATGGGGGTTGGCCATGAAGCCCCGTAAGAAGCAGCTCGGTCTGTTCGGGGCGTCGGAGCCCGACCGACCTGCTGTCGTGTTAGGCCGTGCGCCTAGCCGTACCCGGTCATCTCGGGCACGCAGGCACACCTCGCCCGCCCCCAAGCCCTGGGCCTGCGTAGTGCTCGGAGTTGACACGGCCGCTCGGTCGGGCTGGGCGATCGCCGTGTCGGGCAAGCGCGTCGACAGCGGCGAGGTCGACACGCTCAACACGCCCGACATCGAGCGCGTGGTGCGCTGGGCGATTGAGCTTGGGCGTGTGGGCGGGCTGAGGGTCGTTCTCGTGCTCGAGGCGCCCTGGGGTGGCTCCGTGGCTGTCGTCGCGGCGCTGGGCGTCGCACGCGAGCGCTGGGAGCGTGCTTGGCGGGATGCCGGGCAGACGGTGCGGCGGGTGGTGCGGGTCAACCCGTCTACGTGGCGGGCTGCTGTCCTAGGACGGCAGGCCATCGGGCTTGAGAGAGAGGCGGTTCGGGCGCTCGAGCAGAGGGTTGCAGCGTGGCTCGTCGGGCCTGGGCGCGTGCTTGGGCCCGATGAAAGCGCGGCGGTGTTGATCGCAGCGTGGGGCGCGCAAGCCGGTGAGGTCGGTAGGGCGATTGGGAAGCGTGGGCAGAGGGAGTCGATGAAGCAGTGGCAGAGCGACTAACGCAGGGAGGCGTGCATGACGACCATTCAACCAACACACAGCTGTTTCGACGACGCGATGGAGTTCTTCGAGATGTTCGACATGGACAACGCAGTCGTTCGAGCCGACATGGTTCGAACGCTTCGGCTTGTGCATGGCGTCTGTCTCTCGAGCGAGGGCATCGGGTACGCACACGGGTGGGTCGAAGAAGTGGTCGAGGCCGATCCCGACCGCGCTACCTGGCCGAAGCACGTCGTCTGGCAAGGCATGATGCACGAAGGGCGGCGGGCGTACTTCGCGGTCGAGCGTGACTGGTTTTACTCGGCGTATCGGGTGAAGCACCGGACCGCTTATCGCATGGAGCAGTTCGCTGCGATGAACCTCAGCAGTGGGCACTATGGGCCTTGGCTGGCGAAGTACCGCTCGCTCATGAGAGGGCGGGCCGAGGGGCGTGTGCTCGGTCGTATCGAGGGGGCTTCGCTGCTTGGGATGGTGTTTGCCGATGGGGCGGAGGGGTAATCGTGGCGAAGGATTGGCGCGTCGCGCTGCTCGAACTGACACCGGGGATCCCAATGTGGTTGAACGGTGTGCCGGTCACGCGCGCGCCGTGCATGGGGGCGTGGTTCTTCGTGGGTGTCTGCGAGGATTACCCGTGCGTCACGGTGCAGTGGCTCAGACTTAGTGATGCGTTGTCGCGAGTCCGAAGTGGTTACTTTCCGCGACTTCGGCTGCATCGGAGAGGGCACAGGCGTCATGTGGACGGATGATCTACACGCCGAGGTGTTAGGTGAGTTCGAGTCGGCGCAAGCGCGCCTCGCGGACTTGCTGCGCCGTAACTGGTGGTTTGCGCATTCGCTCTATGTGCTGCGCAAGCAACAGGCGAAGAAGCGGCACTCGCTGCGCGCGCTGCGCAAGCGGCTGTTCGGTCGAGCGGCGATTGAGTGCGGTAATGCGAAGTGTCGCGTTCGGTTTGTGCCTTACCGCGGGCACACGCTCTATTGCTCGGACCTCTGTCGAGTCCGTGAGCTGGCCTTGCAGGCGTACTACCGGCGCCGCAAGCCCGTGCCAGCACGGACGTGCCCTGTCTGCGAGCAGGTATTTTCGAGCCGCCGACGCGATACCATGTATTGCTCGCCTCGATGCCGATGTGTTGTGGCCAATGACAACCGGGTGGCGCGTGAGCGTGCTGCGGCGGTCGGGTTGACTCGCTCGTGTAAGCGGTGCGGAACGAGCTTCACCGGTCGGCGTAGCGATGCTCGGTACTGTTCGACGCGTTGCTCGAGGGCCGGCAGATGGGCGAATCGCGCCGCGCGTCAGAGGGAGCTGTACAAGCGAAATCGCTTGCGTGTGTTGGCGCTGCAGGCGGCCTACCGAGTTGCGAACCGTGAGCGCGTGAACGCTCGGCAGAGGGCGGCACATCGGCGGCGGAAGGAGCAGCATGAACGCGCTTGAGCCAGGCGACCGCATCGTGCTTCGGGGCAAGGCACTCTACTCGATGGGGCTCATGGTCGGTAAGGCCGGGGCCTCGGCGTGGGTCGTCGTGTCGTGTCAGTGTCTGTTGTGTCAGCTGGGGCGGCACGTGGCTGTGGAGGGCGAAAGGCACTTCGCTCGGGCGAACGTTCGGCGTGAAGGGGAGCTGTGCGTGGACGAGCTTAGGGCGGACGAGAGCGACGCGCTGTCGGCTGGGATTCAGCGGGGGATATGGCGCGCGCAGCGTGGGGGAGGACGGCCATGAACGTGTCAGAGAGCGTGATCGATCGGGGGCTCGTGATCGTCGTTATCGCCGTTGCGCTGGCGCTTGGGGTGCTGGCGGCGATGGTGTACGACCGGCTGCATCCGAGGCGTGTCGAGCCTTGCGACGCGACGTGCCTATTTACGTTTGACAAATATATGAGCGCTCGATATACTAAAGTAGCCCTGGGCACTGAGGGCAAGCATGTGGGCGGGCGGCCGTGACGATGCTGACGGTCACATGTGGGCTGCCGGGCTCGGGTAAGTCTACGTGGGCGGCGAGCGCTTCAGGGGGCTGGGTGTACGTGGTCACGGCTGACGCCATACGCACACACGGGGCGGACGGGCGCGCCGTCTTCGAGGCGATGGAGCTCAACGCTCGAAGGGCCCTCGGTACGGGCATCGACGTCATCGTGGACGCGTGTGCGCTGGACCCGAGGACGCGCATGATGTGGCATGCCCTTGCGCGCCAGCTGGGGGCTGCCTCGAGGCTCGTGATCTTCGTGACGCCACTGCACGTGTGCCAGGCGCGCGACGCCGCTCGGCCGTTTGAGCAGCGTGCGAAGGTCGACTGGGCTGACCTCAGTCGCAAGCTCGACCGGTTGCTTGAGCGCGTGGCCCTTGAGGCTTGGGATGGTGTAACCTGCGTTCCGTATGTGTGTGCGGGGGAGTCGATGCGATGATGCAGAGGGCGAGTTGCCTTTATCGCGTGGTGCACGTGTAGGTATCGTGGTGCCAGCGTGTGGGCAAGGTGCGTGTACGGGGTGCCCGGCAGGACAGTGTGAGGGGCGGTAAG